GTAAATGACTGCCTGAGCAGCGCGGTGCGACGAGATGCGACTCGAGATGGGAGCAAGAGGAGTCGTTATCAGAATTCTGTTCATGACTTAAATGCTCGGTTCTTCTTCAGATCACCCATGTCTCCCCACTCGCGTTGGCTGTTAATCTTACTGACATCAACCTTACTGAGGTTACGGTTGATGTGAGCATCAGCACCGACGTTGATGAAGATCGCACCCGGCTTCGCCAGAAGATCGAACTTCTCCCACGCTTTGGCGTCATAGGCTGCCGTGGACGGGAAAGGCATCTGCTCAGCAATCGGATCAGCTTTCAGAAACGGAACGGTAGCAGATACCACATTCGCCTCGCCGATCTCGCCGTCGTGGATGTTTCGTGCCACAGCGATTCCATTGCCCTTGGCGTTAGGCCAGCCGATCTGGAGAGCACGGATCATGGTACCAGTTGAAACAGCGCACCAGATCTCTGTCGGATCTGTGCCTAGCTGCTCGGTCACCATCTTTGCCATGTTGACTAAGCCGGCTGTCACCGTAGGATTGCCTGTCAGGCCGAAAGGAAGATACTGAGCCTCGTTCTCCTCGGCCCACTTCTTTGCATACGAGTTGAGAACCGGCATGGCGGCGATCTTGAAGAACCGGACGTCGACGTGCGAATAGGCAAACAGGGAAGCCTGATGGTCGGAGACTTCCTTTGAAGAAGGACAGAAGAAGACGCACTTCTTGCCGTACATCTGACCTAGGGAAGCAATCGCATCCGGAGCGTGACCCTGACGAGGAGCGCAGTAGACCAATGTGTCGTAAGGCGTCTCTGCGACCACACGCTCGGCACCGAAGGACTTCAGTCCACCAGGAGCAAGGTCTGCTCGAAGAATATACCGCCCATGCGTGTGATGCTGAATCGTGGGAGGAAGAACCTTCGCGGCAAATCCTCCCCACAGCTTGAGGTAGTGATCACGCGCCTGCGCACGTGACATTCCCTTCGGGATGTCCTTGTTGGACGTGTCGGTGGTTACCGTGAATAGTTCTTTTGGCATAGGTTCTTGTACTCGGTGACTGTCATTCCAGCCCTAGATAATACGTAGTCGTCGGATGGATGTACATCCAAATCGTTGAAGGATTTGATGAGCCCAAGCTCGAGCATCGGCTTCTGCCGACCATACGGGTGGTCGTAGATCCTGTGAGAAGACCACAGTTTGTCACGGTCTAGATGGTTGTAATCTGCACCTGGCCGTACGTAGTTCTCAACCCAGCGGATGAAGTCACAGCAAACGTCCTCTGCATTATAGGGGACAGAACCAGTGTCTCGGAAGATCTGTTCCATCACGGCATCCAAGAATTGTTCTTCTTTACCACGGCCCAACGGCTTTGCCAGGTACGAGATGCATTCCACGGCATTAGAACCATAGTAGAACATGCTGTTTCGGTTGACGAACTCCGGATACCAATCGGCAATGTCAGCAATGAATGCAGCATACTGGAATCGATAGGCACGAAGATCGTGCTTCTTGTTCCAGGCGAAAAGCCACTCGCCGATCTCACGGAGGTCCTTCTTGTTTCCGGCGGTGAGCCACGGGGAGAGCTCACGTACCAGCTTCGGGGCGAACTCGGAAAGATAGTAGTCACCGCCTCGCTTGTACTTCGACTCAGCCGGAGGTTTTGGAAACGCAGGAAACTGGTAGCCGACAGAGGTATAGAAAGACTTAAGATAAGTCTTCACCATCTTCACCATCTCTTCGATATTATCGCACTTGTACAGTTCGAAGAGAAGGGTATTATGATAACCCGATGGCTTCGTGGCATAGTTGATGCCGGATCCGCAGACACGATGCAGCAAAAACACATACAGCCACTCTTCTAGGCCGAAGACATCCTGCATTCCGGTCCAATTTGATGCAACTTCCTTGCGCTGCTTCGTATGGTGTCCAGCAATCATCTTGTGCCAGTACGGATGCTTGTTCGTCCAGCCATAGAAGACATCGTTGACGATCTGCGAGAATCCGGCGAACTTGCGTTCAACCACGTCGTACAACTCGACGTTCTCGAGCAAAGCATCTCCCATGTTGGACTGCAGGTACGGAGTCGTGCCAAGGTTGCACTTGGCCTGCTGGTCCTCGGCGAGCTTGTAGTACCGAAGGAATTCAGGATAGTAGTGGGTTAGTTCAATCTTCATGTAGGTAGTTATAGCACTCGCGGAGGACCGTTTTCTCGTAGGAAGGATCGTTCAACTTTCGATTGAGAGGGCTGGGATGGGGAAGTTGAAAGTGCGCGATCGACAGACGGTCAAGTGCAGCAGAGGCAAAATTGCCAAGTGCTAGGACTCGCTTGTAGGGCCTGGCTAATTCTAGCACTCCCCAATCGACATTGTCGGTAGAAGCCACATCACAATCAGTTGCGTTGATGAATGACCAATGCCGGACACCCATGTCAGACATCCAATTATTCAGTCTTTTGAGGGAAGGACTTGATCGGCTCCCAGTCAGGCGCGACGGATTCTGTCCCACTATCAGGATAGGTGAAATCGATTTCGACATGGGCTTCATCGCACATTCTACGACTTAGTTCAAATGATTGTTTCCACTTCTCAGGAACATCCTGCTTCGGCATCACGATACGCTTGATTCCGACTTGAATCATCCCTTTCGTGCATTCTGAGCAGCAAGGCAATCCATGGACGTACATCGTAGCACCGTTGAGAGAGACTCCAACGAGACTAGCGTTGTAAATCGCATTCATCTCGGCGTGCACGATGTACCGGTACTTCAGCTCACGGTTGGCTAACCGCTCAGGATTATCAGAGATCCCACGAGGAAATCCATTGTAACCCTGAGACAGTACCTGGCCGTGGTCGCCTACCGCGACCGCGCCAACTTTAGTGGACGGATCCTTTGACCAGGATCCGACCTGTTGGGCTAGGCGGATGTACCGTTTGTCCCATTTGATCTGCTGTTCACTCGGTATACTCACTTGGTTCGATATACTCGCGCAGTGTACGGTGCTCACTTAGTGTACGATGTACCGTCGCTGAGCGACATTAACCCAAAGGTGAGGTTGAGTTTCAACCACGGCCCATTTTGATCTTCGCCTTCGACGAGTTCCGCTGTAAATCCTCCAGTGCACGAGTATCCGTTACGAGCTGCCTGCTTCAAGCGCTCACGCGCGGCTTGACGGATCTCGTAGATCTCGGGTACTCTTGCCTGTCCATCCATATTACCCCATTCCCAGTTAGAATGTGTCATCCATGCATGAACCTCCTCAAAGTCGAAAGTATCCATGATCTCGTCGATCTGCTCCTGAATTGCTTCTTGGCGTGTCATTTGATTAAGTTCTGTCTTCGTTATTATTACAGGCTGCCTTACCAGGGCCGTGTCGATCCAATTTGGATGGAGATACATGTTTTCTGCAAAAGATACAGTAGCATTCTATTTTCTTTGGAGATTCGCGTCCCTTCAGTGAATCTGAAATTTTTTTCTTGCATCGTTCCGATTGCTTTCTACCGCGATTAGCGTCTGAGATTTTTTGTCTAGTTAATGCTGACGGTGGTCCCAATTTCATCCCAGTCGTCGGGCTTCTTCTGCCTTTTAGTTTTTCACTTATCTTGTTGTAATCGGTATTGGCCACTCTCTTCGCAATATGCTCAGGTGATTGTTTGTATCCGTCCAATGATCTTGCACCAAGCCAATGCTTCTTAAGACTGTTGTATGCCTGAGCATCTTCATAGTGCCCATATTGCTCATATAATGCCAGATGCGCTTTAGCGTGCTCTTCAGGAGTCAGATAGACAATATTGCTATCGTCGTCCGTCCCTCCCTGATGCTTAGGAATTACGTGGTGTCGGTGGAATCCTTTTTTCTTAGGTAACATAGTTTAGAAATGAAGATAACCTTCTTTCCAAACTATTTATCCGATTACTCGCGATAATTGGGATCAATGAGAGAAAAATGTCTAGAATACACGTGGAGTGAACCGACCTGCCAGGTCAGAGTACCCATGCCATAGCGGCAGTCGCCCTTCATGTTGAGGTCGTCAAGCAAACGGTTCATCACCTCGTGCTGCCAGGCACGGTCATTCTTATAGCCAAAGACGACGTCATTGGAACGCATCTGAACGACGGCATGCAGGTTGTCATTGCGGATCATGTACTGCACAGCATTGGTACACATGAAGTCCGACATGTCGTCTCGGTTGTACTCCGAGTGCATGGACGGTCGGGTGTAGATCATGACAGCACGGCGGCTGTTAGGATTGGCCAACAGCTCGAGCATCACGGACCAGTACTGCTTGTGGTTTTTGGAGGAATAGATCGCCCAGCCATAGTTGGAATTGATCTCTCCGTTCTTGGAGGCGACCATCTGCCAGATCTTCGGGGCACCTCCGCGGATGTCAGCGACCTTCAAAGACTGGGAATCATACCACTCGATCTCGCGGCGAACGTAGTCCCAATTAACCTCACCGAAGATAGCATCTTCATCTGCCAAGAAGGAGGCGCCGACCAATTCGATGGTCTTGACGCCTGTCTTGTCGTTTACGAAGTTACCAGCAGCGAGGGCAGACTTGAAGTGCTCTCGGATGTCTTTGACTTTAAGAATTGGAAGCATTGTCTTTCTTACGGTTGGGTCGGTTCAGGAAGTCACGCTTAGGATCTTGTCCGTCGATGCCACCGCGAATGAACGAGACGGCAAAAGACGAGTAGTTGATCAGATCTTTGGCTGAATCTTCGAGAGACTCGAAGTTGGGATTGTAGTTGGGATCGTTTTCCATGGCCTCGAGCACCGAACGCATACGAAGGATCTTGGTATGCATGATGTCTAGGATGGAAGCAAAGCCGCGCGGATAGTAGTCCGCTTGTCGGATCGTGCTGTTAGGATTTTGATAGTCGTTAGACTTCTTGAGTTGCAGCTCGGCACACTCGTGGAGAACTTTGATGGATTCCTTCATAGTGTTAGATCTTAAACTGTATGGGACGGTTGTAAATCACAAAAGGATCAGGCCTAACCCGGCATCGTGGATTTTGTTCTTATTGAGGAACGAATCTCCTCGAACATATTGAGATGGCCTGCGATAAATCATTCGGCTGTCAGCCAGAACCTTAGGTCCGATAATTCCGGTGAAAGCCACATCGGCCTCATAACTCTTAAAATCGATGTTCTGAATTCCGTAGAAGACAACATAGTCCAGAAGACCGGCCTTCGCGGAACGGGTGGCATGCTTGAACATCTGGTCATTGAACGAGATCCACTTCCGGTTCTCGATCGGACGAACCTTAATCTCGCACCGAGCATCCTCCCCCGGAGAGCGGCAGTCTGACCATCCACAGTAACGGCGAACATCTAAATTCTTGCAAAGTGCGTCGTATCCAAAGTGAGGGCATTCCTCCTTGGTCACGCGGCGACCTCCAGTTCCGTGGAGAAAGGCCTGTTGCCCAAAGACGCCGACCATCGAGTTGTTGATCTTTTTCTGCAGCGTGTCTCCAGGTTGGAGACTGCGAGAGGTGTTGAAAATTTCTGTGCCTTCGGCAATGGCAAAATCCACAGACTCTTTAGTTAGTTTGATGCGAGTCATATTAGCTCCAGCGGTTGTAGCGATCCTTGCGGACGTAACTGCCTTTACCGCGGCGGGTCTTGTGGACCTGACCACCGAGGTTTAGGCCTGAGGTGAAGATCGAACGGAGCTTCAGCTGATGTTGTTGAACGAGTTTCATAAATCAGGAAACGGGGGTCCAGCCCTTAAGGCGACGGGGAAGGCCAAGAGCAATGCGGACGGTGTCCTCGCTGGCAACGTAGGTCTTGCCGTTGGTCTGAGAGACGAGGCTGAACGGCTTCGCATAACGAGCGCGCTTGTAGCCTCCGATCTTGAAGGTGTCGTTCCCGATGCGGACAGCTGCCTCGAGGTGTTCGGACTTCAGACCGAGCCACGTCAGATTGGCGACGAGGTACTCGCGCTCGCGGTCAACGGTGTTGCCGTTCCGGTCGAACGTGGCCATGTCGATCGTGATCGACGCAGACTTCTCGCTGAACTTGGCACGACCGGCAGTGAGCTTGATACCGTAACGGCACTCAATGTCACGGATGGCCATCTGGAGCTCTTCGCGAATAGTCTGAATCGAGGGCTTGTCGAACGTGGTGATCTTCATCGTGAGACAATCCTACAAAGTTCTCAGCAAATGTACAGCTCTAAGAATTACCTAAGTTGTTGATACCCAACAGCCGTGCAAGCTATTGAGTATCAACTACTTACGGTGCGATAGGCGTACTCAATGGCGCGTTCCGCCTCGACCTTCAACGGCCGGTTCTGGTAGATCCTAGACGACTCGGCATCAAGTTGATGAATGAGCTCTGCGATCTCAGTGGAAGAGATCGGGTACTTCTGACGAATTGCGTTGCACGCGATGCTCGTCATGATCTTGTAGATCATCAGGTACCGGCCGGATCCATCGGTGTTCGCAATGATGCGGTACTGGTTAACCATCTTCTTGTTGACGAACGGGCAATCACGGTAGGTCGACCACGTGATGGAATGGTTGGTCATTTTTTCCTTTTCCATCTCGAGAATAGCCTTCTGGATACTCTCAGGCAACCTATCCATGAACGACTTCCCTTGCTTGTCAACGTAGGGATACTGAGCCATGAGGTCGAACGGATTCATCCACTTTCCAACATTAGTGAAGATGAAGTTATGGGCATTCGGATACTGAGCAGGAACATAGTACATGCGGCTCAGGTCCTTGGTCTGCTCATCGGCCATACCGCCAAAGTGCTTGTTGAGGGCATACCAGAAATGGCGGATCTCCTTGTTCTTAACGGGAGACGTCAGCGGGAAGACCACGCGGAACTTCGGCTTCTCCTCGGTTGAGGATGCCGTCGAGTAGCACACGAAGTAATAGGGTCGATACGGCTCGAGCATCTCATCCAGCGGCTTATCGGCACGATCGACATCTAATGCTGCCCAACCAGCCCATTCCAACACGTTAGCGTTGGCTCGAGTTGTTCCTTCGGTGTAGATCGCTGGAGAGATGAGAGCAGAGGCTTTCTTCCCCCGCTCTCCCCTCTTCGGTTTACGACCCGGCTGCTTCGATAACTGGTACAGCAATCTCTCGAAGCTGGGCCAGTTATCGAAGTCCATTCTCTTCTCGGTCTTGTTGTCGAAGATCGAGTTGAAGGTGGTCAGGCTATAGGTCATTCCAGGCGATGGAGCAATCCGACATTGTCGCAGTGAGAGGGAGCGACCCATCCCTCAGGCTTGATCAGGTCAGGAAGACCGAGAGGATTCGGTCTACTCGCCTTGATACCAACCTGCTTCGCCATGTTTGCTGCATGGACACGATCCCAGGCAATGTAGGGATCGATGTCCAATGCATTCAACGTGCCGATAGCAACGACGCATAGATCGATCAGAGCATCAGTCACGTCTTCCATCTCATTCGTGTTCTTCATCTCATCCAGTTCTTCCTGAAGGAAACGAATACGAAACTCGAGGAAAGACTTGAGTGTCTCCGCGTCCATCTCGCGCACAACTTTATTCACGCCAAACTTGGCGTGCATGTCGGCGATATCCTGTGGCCAATCTTTAGACATCGGCAGATCCTTTCGGTTCTTCCTTCGTCTCAGCAGCTCCGAAGTTGAACTCCATCTGTGAGCTATCAGAAGGATCCTCGGTTACGCTCTCAGGTGCCTCGAAGCCCATGGTCGCTGGATCCGGCTGCAGGTACTTGGTGTAGTCAGTGTTGGGGTCGTATGAATCCTCGAGTTTTTCGTGTTCCACAAATTGGAACGTACCATGATCGACGTAAAATCCGCAGCCCTTGACGAAAGCGTGGAATTCATCCAGCAACGAGGTAAGGTCCAGATCGTCGTCATGAATCTCATAAGTGATAGTTGCCCTTGGGATTGATCCGTCGGAGTTTTCGGAGACGTAGCGATTCCTGTTGTGCGTGAACATGTATGGCATGTTAGTATCCTATGTTGGTTGTTGTTGGTTGTAAATCAAGAAAAGAACTCTTCTAGGCTAGATGTCTGCTCGAGCTTCCAGCCAATTGCATCGAAGATGATCTCGAGTGGATCGAGGAACGTTTTCTGGAACTGAGTATCGTAGTCGATGTAGGTATGCAGACCGAGTTCCTTCGGCAGAATATCAGAGAACGAGATGATGTTCTCCTGGATCGGATTCGGCATGCGAAGATAGATGAACTTGATCTTCTCGCCATTCTTCAGGAGCTGGTACTTATTCTCGAGACCACGATCCTTGAGCATCCGATTGAAGAGCAAGCATCCACGGATGTGGATCGGAGTGCCAGATGCGTAGATGTCGGTCACGCGAGCATAACCAGAGATGTCAGAGGCCGAACGTGGGAACGCCACGTCCTCGGGCGGGAGGCTGCAGAAGTGGTCACGGAACTTTGAAACCTCGGCCTGAGCATCGACCTCGGTCTTCGTCATGATCACCTCAAACATCTTCTTGAGAGCATCACGGCAAACGCCAGGAGTCGATGACTTGACGGCCTCAATTCCCATCACCTTGATCTTCGGTTTGGCGTACTGCACACCCTCGTTGTTGTGGACATTCAGGATGTACCGCTTCTTGGCAGTCCAGATTCCACGATCGGCGATCGCCTCCCGCTTCATGCCCATACGATTCTCAGGGCAATTCATCAGCTTGGCTAGATCATCATACGCCTTCTTGAAGATCGGTTCCATACCCTTGCCACAGAACTCATCCAAGAACTTAACGGGGTTCTTCGGAGAGAACATCTGGATCACGCGCTCCATGGAGACATAAACCGAGTCGGTGTCGATGGCAACCACGAAGTCGATCGGCTTGTCATTCGTACCAAGGACGTCGTTCAGATAACGATTAACAGCCTGTTCAGCCCAACGAATCGCCAGCTGACCAGACAGTGTCACGGCCTCAGCCACGCGCAGGTCAAAGTAACGGAAGTGCTTGTTGCCGAGCGCACCGTAGAGTGAGTTCAGCAAGATCTTCACCGCCATCTGCTGGTTCTCCAGGCGAGTGATGTTACGCTCGCACTCAAACCTGGACGCCTTGTCGTCCTTGGGGATCGTCTCTAAGCGCTTCTTCTCGGAGATCATCTCCTTCTTGAGACGGACTCGTCGGTCGTAGATCTCATTGATGATTCGAGGAATAACGCCACGCTTCTCAGGATTGAAGTGGACACCATTAGCAGCCATAATGGCGTTCGAGATGTCCGGGTTGTAGGGACGATTCTCAAGGATCACATCAGGGTTCATGTCAGGAGTAACGACCGGAAGGATCGTCTCAGGTGACATGTTGTATTGAATGATGAGATTCGGGTACAGCGAGTTGAGGTCGAACGAGCAGATCCAGTTGTGCATGCCGACCTTCGGGTCTTTGACATAACCGCCGGCGAACTGAGTCTTGGCCTGCTCCTTGGACTGAGGAATGGTGATGGCCTTTCTGGCCAGATCACGAAAGATGATGGAGTCCCAGATCGCAGTGGTCCCAAGTGTGTCAGAGTAGTTGACACCACCCATGTAAGCCAGAGTCATGACCAACGTGATCAGACCGAGCTTGTCCTCGAGACGGTCAACGATGTCGACGTCCTTGATGTTGTAATCGACGAACTTCTGGAAGTTGTGCTCGTACAGATTAGCCAGAGATCCATACTCGGCATAGGACAACTTAGCATCACCTAGGACAACGTGTGCGATGTGACCTAGCTTGTAGGATTCCTGCTGACCATAGGTATTGAGCGTGAACTTCTGGAACAGATCGAGATAGTCAAGCTGAGAGATGCCGAGCAGATCGAACATCTTGACCTGACGACCCTTGATCGAGACCTCACGAGGCTCAACGGAACCCCAAGGGGACAGCTTCTTCGTCATGTCCGGACCGAAGACCCGTTCGAGCCGGTTAACGATGTACGGAATGTCGAAGAGGCGGGTATTCCAACCGGTCAGAATGTCTGGGCAATGTTCAGGCGAGGAGAACCAAAGGACGAAGTTAGCCAACATGTCCTTCTCGAAGCGGAACTGCCGATACTTGACCTTGCCCTTGTAGATCGACTGCTCTTCATCAAACTCCTTGAGACCCCAGATGTGGAAGATGCCATCGATGTTGTTCTTGATGGTGATCGTACTGATAGCATGCGCAGCATCCTCAGGCTTCGGGAAGCCGTCGTTGGAGATCACCTCGATGTCAAGTGAGGCAACGTTGATGATCGCACGATCGAAATGAATCTCGTCAGGGAACTTCTCCTGCAAGAACTGGCAAACGTAGCGAGTGTTGCCGTAAATCTTGAAGGTGTCGATGCTCTCGTACTTCTCGACAAACTCCTTGGCATCCCTCATCGAGTCGAACTTATGAGGTTCGACTGGAGTTCCGTCAAGTGCAGTCCAGGTTGTCTTCTTCAGCTTGGAAGGAAGAAAGAGAGTCGGCTTGAACCGAATCTTCTCCTGAACCCGCTTGCCATCCTTGTAACCCCGATAGAGGATGTTCGAGCCGAACCGACTGACGTTGGTGTAGAAATTCACGCTCACAGATCCTAGCACAAAAAAGGCCGGCCGTACACACAAAAGTGCCGGCCGGCCAGGTCAATTACTCAGTATTTCAGTCCTTCAGAAAACCCTTCTTAGTCTTGAGTGCACCAATCTCGATTTTTTTCGGGCGCTTTTCTTCTGGAACGATGCGCTCCAGATTGATTGCCAGAATTCCATCGGAAAGCGAGGCACTGACTGCCTCGACGTATTCTCCGAGGGTGAAGTTGCGAGTAAACTCACGGGAAGAAATTCCCTTGTGGGTATACTCACGGTCGTCTTCCTTCTTGCCGGTGATCTTCAGCACGGAATCCTTGAACTCGATGTTCAAATCTTCCTGCTTGAAGCCAGCTACGGCAAGCTCGACGATGTAGTGATCGTCGTCCACCTTCACGATGTTGTGAGGCGGATAGTTATTCTGGGTCCCTGTTGTCCACAGCGCTGAGTTCATTTGATCGAAGAGTCGATCAAAGCCAATCGTGTAGGCAGTTGGGAACGTATACGCGGTCGTATTACCTGTTGTCGTTGTCATCTGAGTTTCCTCCAGTTAAGCGAGGTTATGTTACTGACCCGGCAACCCCAATTGGGCATCACCGGTTGCTGGCGGGATTGCCAGCAAAATTATTTATCAGACTTCGTGTTGCCAATCGAATACTTCGGCAACAATTCCCAATTAGACTTTTCCCTATGTGGGATGATCTTAATCTGACGTAACGGCGCCTTATCCTTTGCCTGATCCGGATTTACGATTGTAACCAGACCCCAATCAGAAAGCAGAGTGGCAATAGTGTTTCTCCGCTGTAGATCATTGACTGTGAGATTGGACGGCTTGCCATCCAATAAAAAAAGTTCTTTGAAGTGGACAATGAAGTATCTCCCTTGTTTGTGAAGAATGTGACAAGACTGACAGAGTTTATTCGTCTCCTTGCGAGACGCCACGCCGATCCGAGTGAGGGTTTCTCTAACCTTAAGAAAATCATCGGGTTCAGACAGCGTGATCTCAAGCATCATGGCGGGAGTCCACTCGACTGGTGTCTCCTCGATGCTTAGATTTGGCTGTGTTGTTTGGTTGGTTTCCACCTTTATTCAGTTTGCGTTTGAGATCTTCGATTTGCGAAGCACTCAAGATCGACAAGGCGGACCTAGCTTTTTCATTATTGTAGCCATAGTATTCCTTGACAATCAAGAGATCTTCGAGCTCATGGGGTTTAAGCCACTTGCTGAAACGTTTCCGCTTCCGAACACTATTTATGCAGAAGTCGAATTGGAGGCGGTGATCCAGATGGTGATTCCGGTTCATCTCGTTGGCCACCAGAACGGTGTCTACGAAATAGGACAGACCTCGGTTGACCATGAATGGAACGTACTGCTTCTCAGCAATATCATCCACCATGATGTCCTTCTTGGTGTCGTTTATGCTGTTGAGATACTCGAATGGATTCATTACCAGTGTCTGATTACACCTGCCACAATAAACGCATTCGTCAGCATGTAAACTAATAAAATGAGTGTTCGAATTGCTGCGACAATGTTCGCTTCACGGTTATCCTGAGAGGCTTTCTCTCCCAGGGCTTTAGCCCATAGTCTCCACATAGTTATTCTTTTTTCCACCAATCTGCCGAGTCGTCTTCTTGTTCGGCATGCTTAGTTACCATGTCGAAGAAGATCTTAGCGCTGCGAGTCGCATCTCCGACAAAGACAAGGCGGTTGTCCGCGTCTCTTTCAAGACGCCCGACTTCAGCACCATCCAGAAATATGGTGAAGATATTGCGGTTCATCCGGTTATTTCCACTCGACCGACGCCATGAGCTCAGTCATGCATGCCACAGTGTTCAGTTCGTGGTCGGCTACGAATGCATCCTTGTACTGATAGTCTGCCAAGATCAGGACAATCTGAGGAATCGACTGGGGCTTAGCGTACTCCGACATGTTGTCGTAGATCTTGCGGAACAACGTGCAGGAATCTATGGATGAATGTTCAACAACCCAAGAGCGCATATCCTTGAAGTTCTTCTCTTTCAAGGCGGTGATCAATGACTTGAGATTCTGATCTGCCAGATTGGACAGAATACCGCTATCAATCGATCCGCTTGCGGCATAGCGCTGGCACTCATTGAGAACTCTACGCCAATCTGGAGCAAACTGGGAGATGATCTCGACCAAAACACGAACGTCGTACTGGATGCCTTCGGCCTTGAGGATGCTGACTAGCCGCTTATGGAACTGCGCGCACAGGCCTACGAGTGCCTTCTTGTCGGTGTTGAACTCGATCACCGCGCACCTCGAGTGGATCGGTTCGATGATTCGATTCTTGAAGTTGCATGTCAAGATGAATCGGCAATTGCTAGAGAACTCCTCGATGAAGCCTCTCAGCGCAGGCTGAGTCGACTGCGCGTTGAGGTAGTCAGCTTCATCGAGGATGACCACTTTTGGTCCGTCCGAATTCAATGACACGGTCGACGCGAACTGCTTGATCTTGTTTCGCAGCACATCGATCCCGGATTCCTCCGAGCCGTTGATCAATAGATAGTCTAGGTTGAGCTCATCGCACAATGCTCGTGCAACAGTAGTCTTGCCTAGACCGGCCGTACCAGTGAAGAGCATATTGTGAAGCTTCCCGGACTTGACGATTCCGGCAAACAACACCTTCAGATCTTCGGGCAAGATGCATTCATCTATCTTGCTTGGACGGTACTTCTCGACCCAGAGAAATTCTTGTTCATTCATGCGGTTCAGATCCTATCAAGCGGTACGGGTCTTGTACACACCAGAGATTGCACCGTAGAGCTCTTTGACTTCAGATGTTTCGTTCTCAAACTCGATAACATTCTGCTTAAAGTACAGGTTCGAAACCTTTCGAAACGTCTTCTTCGGAACCTTGTACTTGTCCTCAAGCGCCTTCAGGATCTCGTTGATCTGGGTCTTGCTGGTTTGAATTGCAGACATCTCTTCAGAGATCTGATCGAGTGCCTCGCGAATTGCTTTAGTATCTTCCGGGGAGGTAGGAATCTTGCTCATGATATATGGTGGTTCAGTGAAAAAAAGAAGGCGCGTTCTTTACAGACTACGCGCCAAAAGTCCGATCGGATGTACTACTATCAGGCCTTCGGCAGAGCGTCTCCTGGAACGGTCTCTACTCCACCTGCAGCAGGAGCTGCGGGAGCCTGGTCCTTAGGCTGATTGGCCTTGAGGAAGTCGACGAAGCGAGTGCGAAGAGTGCCGATAGCGCTAAGCTCTGGGCCCTCAAAAGCTCCACGCTTGGAGCAGACGTCGATCATCTGTACCACTGCGGCAAGGTCATTGAGACCGAGCTGCGGAGGAGTTGCAGGCTGATCAGGCGTGTTAGTAGCGGTTGTGGTTGTTGCTGTGTTTTCCATTGTTGGTTGTACCTAGGTTAGTTTCGACTTCATTTGCCGAACGTCGAAGTTTTCTCAAGAGCGATCCAGTACTCGACAGGAGTGCTGGTGTTCTTGAAGTGGCTGATCAGCTTTGAACTGACCGACACCACGTAATCACCGGCCATCATTTTCAGATTGCCAATGACCATGATAAACGAGAAGACCTCATTACAAGCATTCTTCTCGTCGATCACAATAGTGTATTTATTGGCCGTCGGGTTCTTCAGGTCGACAATTTGCAATGTAATTTTGCCCTTTGAACCGAGGATCTGAAGAGTGGGGTGACCGAGCACTGAAGCGGCTCGCTTGATCTTGGAGATCATGTCTGAGGAAAGATTGAATACCACGTCGGCATTCGGCATATTGACCGTCTTGTTGGGGACCGTCAAGACATCCGGGCTCGAGTAATAGTACTGGATAGAAGCATTGCCATCGCGTACCATGACAGAACTGTCGGTGAACTCTAATTCAGGATTCTCCAGAAGAGAGATCGTAGAAAGGAACTGCGTCAGGTCAAAGATGCCAAACTCCGCAGGGATTTGCTCGGAGATCTTAGCAGATGCCACGATATTCTTGGCTTCAGCGATCGTGCTGATGGTGCTGCCTGGCCTGAAGAGCATGTTCGGATTGATAGCCGAAAAGTTCTTGAGGATGTCGACGGTGTTGTCAGAGAGTTTCATGATGAAGAGGTGGTGTCATATGTATGACCCGTGTCAAACTCGTAGAGGAAAAAGAGATTGGCCGCGGCGTGCGCAAGATGATGAATACCAGATTCAGGATCGACTTGTTCGCCACGCCTCCAGGCCCATAGATGGCGCTGAGCCGCATCGAAATATCGACGCTTGCCGTCTGGCACGTGCCGCCAATTTTCGCGGTCATACTTCTGAGCGCCGAGAGTCAGGACCTTTACCATTTCCTCCAGTGCATGCGGAGGAATAAGGCCGTACTCGGGCTTGCCGGAATCGAATTTGCGTCCTTGGGACTGATCAGACATTGAAAATGGTTGGGCCTGTTTTTATTGTGGGAGTCGCCCCGAACCACAAGTTGTCGGAAGCCAGAAGTTTCCTACTGGCCCCGAAAGAGAATGGCTGGAGGATTTCAACCCTCCAGCCGATAACCTTAGCGCAGGTTGGCGGCGCTACGAGCGGAGTCGTAACGATAGACGAAGACCGTCTTGCCATTCGAGGCAGTGCGGCGATTCGTCCAGATGACATGGCCCTCGTTGCGGAGGTCGGAGATGACCGCCGAGACGTTGGCGATGCTGCAGCTACGGGCTGCCTGAGCAGCAGTGGCTTCCTCGGTCTTGGCAAGGAACTTGGCGAGGCGAGCCTTCTGGGTGGTGGTATTGGACTTAGTCATTGTGTTTTCGGTGGTCCTATTTGTCGTTGCTGTGTGGACCCGGACCTCGATCCACACAGTCATTCTACCTTGTTAGGAGAGTTTGTAAATACAGAACTGAGGGCAGTGCTCAGCAAATCACGCTGCCGGAGTGACATCCGGAGTCGGCTGAGGCGCTGCGGTATCGGGCTGCACAGTAGGATCGATCTTCGTGTAGAGATCCAAGAACGCAGTCTTGGTGTCATTGTCGAAGCGCGAGATGCACATCTGAACGGCCTTTAGGCGGTCATTGAAGATGGCAAAGGTCTGCGTAATGTGGCACAGGCGACGAGTCGAGACGAGCTCATCTACGCCACCATCAGCAAAGGTCTTGCGGATGACTTCGGACCACGTGGTCAGCTTGTCCGCGAAGTCCTCGTCGATCTTGCCGAACTTCTGCATGTGGCGAGACACGATCTTGGTCTCGGTGATGCGAGTCGGATACGGCTGTTCGATGGTCGAGACGAAGCGCTCGAGAAACGCCTCGTCGATGATGGAC